CTAAAATTCGAGCAACATCTTCAATGTTCACTGCGGGATCCACTGTGAGTTTCATTTGTGTGATGTCTCGGCCCTGCATGATCAAGTCGCACAGATCCTGCTCGTCAAAAATCATTTCGCCTTTAGTGTTTTGTTTCATTTTGATTTTGATCAAAATTGGCAAATACTACCTGTGCCAAATCGTTGGTTACTTCGACTTGATTCCACGCAAGCTCTTGTTGATTCCATTCACTGTTGACAGTTGTTGCCAATGAGATCACATTGTTACTTTGTGTTTCGTCATCGACCACTATGTCTGAATGTCTTAGACCTGGTTCGTGCCACCAGCCCTGTTCGGGAAAGAGAGCAGTTTGTTCGTTTTCACTGTGAAAGTATTCAACATTGTCACCGATGTCGCTGGAAAACATCAATTCGGTCAGCTTCATACGACCTTCCATGATGGCATTGAGCTTGTAGTATAACGCAATGCCCACAATTTGGTCTACTGGTTCCTGCGGCAGAGTGGTTACATTGAGGCCAATATCAACAAATGATTCGGCTTGATCAGTGTCGGCTTGGCCTACAAAAATTGTGCTGTGAATTTCGTTGAACAAAAAATACTTGATTCTGTCCAATGCAATATTTTGATCCACAGGATCCAGTGTTTGAGTCAGCAAGCTCAAGGTCAACGAATAGTTTCCCATCAGCAAATGCTCTTCAAACCAGGCAGCAGCAGGAAAAGTTATTGAGTATCTTAGTTTAACGTTCATTGGATGTCAATTTTGTCATCGAGATTTTTACCAAGATCACGATTGGCCGCTTGATACGTTTCTTGAAGTCGTTGAGAGTGCTTGGTTTGATAGCTCTCAATTGCCATACGGATTTGATTGCAGAGATGGCCATTGCCCATGTTCTGGGCAATTCTTAGCTTTTGATTGAGTTCAGTAATTTTAGCTCCCAACTCGTCGATCTTTAAATCATCTAAGTTGGGAATTAAGGGATGTTCCATGTATACATTTTACAGCACAACATGGGTGCTGTCAATTAATTAGGCAAACACACAACCGTTGTTGCCGATGCAGAACCATTTTGAGTTGATGTATTGCAGTGTGCAAGCATCACCGATTGCATCAAACGTAATAGTGCCTGTGCCCGAAGTTTTCCAGCCTGCATTGGTAACTGTAATTACCATGTCTCCACTGTCAGCATACATCGCAAACGTTTTGATTTGACCATTTACACCTGCTGCCAATGTGGCTGTTTCGGCTGTGGAAGTTGAGAAGTAGCTGGTAGTCAGAGCCAAATTGGCAGCGGCGCTGGCGGCTAAATCTTCTGCGCTGTTGTTGAACGGTGCAAGTTGTTTGTTGGGATCGACTACGGTAATGGTGCTACCGTTGTCGCTGGTCACAAACTGGAAAAGATATGTGCCAATGGCTGCAAATGTAATCACATTGGTGGATGGATTCAGTCCCTGTATGCCTTGTGCATTGATGCTAACAGCAGACGGCAATGTCAAGGTATGAGCGGTGCTGGCCACAGTGATCTGCACAAACACTATGCCGGTTACACCCACAGCAGGGAAATTGCTGAATGACAAACTAACTGATCCACCAGTGGTCAGTGTTTGAAAATGTCCAGCAGAAAAATCAATGGTTTGACTGCCACTTAGGGTGCCTTTGGAAACTCTAATCAAACCAAAGTCTGCTGCTGTGCCATTATAGACCAGACTTCCCAACATGTCGTTGTTGAGAGTGGTTCCAGTCAGCGCAGATTTAAGAATTGCATTGCTTTGCAGATCTGTGATTTCATCAGCAGCATACTGAAAGTTTGTTTTGGTATTGGTAAAGTTGTCACGGAAACCCTGAGAGTTGTTGTCCTGGCCAGCAACTGGGTAGGTTCCGTCGATGTTGTTTGGGTTAATGTTACTTGACATATTTTATCCTAAAATTGTGCGTTTGGGAAATACAAGATATTTATCGTATTCCTGAGTATTGGAATACATATCTACCGGTGCAATAAATCGCATGCTGTTGTGATCAAACGTGGTTGGTGCATCCGAATAAGAACCAGAAGAATCAGTGACACTGATATCTTCGATTTGATAAATCACTATGGTTGACCCCACAACAGGAGGTATTGTAAAACTCACATAGTTGGGCAAATGACCATAGTTTACTGTGAAATTGGTATTGTAGCTCTGCAACGTTCCATTGACTGTCACAGCAATTATTCCAGTGTTTGGCAGCAAAGTCACAGCAAAATTATGTTGGTTACCATCGCCGGAATAAGTTGTGGACGTCAAAACTTGTCCAGTGGTGTCCAGGCTTGGTGTATCGTATTGATAGCCTTCATACACATCAAATGTTGTTTCTGCTGGGGTAGGCACCCAGGCACCGTAGCTACTGTCGGCCACTGGGTCCCAGTTTTTGCTCAACAATCTATCTAGTTCGTAACGATCAACTTCAAAGTCAATCAAATTCAATCGCTCGCCAAACTTGGTTCTGATATAATAAGCAATCTGATCACCTTTGCCTGGCTTGGCATAGGCCAACACCCACGAAGGAGTAAATCCCAAAACCTGTCCATTGGCTTGTTTCGATGTCATCCACAAAGGCAACACGTTATCAACTTCTCCCACTGTGTCAATTACTTGATCCCGCATGTTGATCAAGCTGTTGGGATAAACAGTGCTGACTTCGGTGCTGTCGTTTTCATTTATGGGATATGGCAACGTTACTTGTTTGCTGACACTTTGTCCTTGATTGTTAAGCAAGTTATCAATTACTCTGCTGTAGACCACTTCGTAAATCACTTGATCTGCGCTGTTTCTGGCCTGTGCAACTCGTATCTCGCCCAGTGTTAAATTTTTCCAATAATGATTTTCGTAAAGACTACTGACGTAATCGGCATAGGTAGCAGCAGTCAGACCAAAGGCATGATTATACACCACTCCAGTAGCTCGTCCAAAGTTTGGATCGTCAGGACGATACAGCAAATCAGGTTTGAAGATGTCAGAGTTTTGTAACAAACTGTCAATGAGTGCACGATCGTTGTCCGGGGGCATGGCCTCAATATACAGATTGTCATAGGGCTCGTTGTAAACACGTTTTACAGTAATGCTGAATGTTTTGCTAGCATTAATCAATCCATTCACACTGAACACTTGAACCACAAACTCATGCTTCATGTCAAAAGTAGTTTCAGTGTCTTGACCAGTGATGCCCAGATCGTTCATTGTGACATCAAATGTTGTGGTTCCTGTGTCCAACGCAAAAGTATTGAAACTTGTGCGACCTGCAATTTCGCCCGATGGCAACAACTGTAGGCCCTGCGGCAATGATGAATTACTGCCACTGAGTAATTGATATTGCAACGGTATTCCTGCTGCATTTTCAGCAGCAACATACAGTGTGCTGGTTGCACCATTGACAATGGTGCCAAGATTGCTGGGAACCAGCCATACGATTTCAGTGTTGACTGGCCCAGTTATGGTAAGACTGTATCGATATTCATTGTAGATCAACGGGTCAATGTCTTTGCTGATTCTCACAGTGAATTCATAGTTCAGTTGATTGGCTCCTAAATTGGGTATATAGCCATACAACCAGCCAGAATTTTGATCCAATACCAGGCCAGGTATGCCTGCACTGTCACCAGCATCGTAGATTATTTCGTAATCAACTTGATCCCCGTCAAGATCTAGTCCGTTGAATCGATAAGCAAACCAATTGTTGTCGCGAACTGTGCCAATGCTGCCTTCTGGGTTGGTAATGATCGGCGGTCTAGATGGTGTGACATCAGCAGTAACAAAAGTATTGTCAGCAGTGATCAGTGTGGTATCTGCTGTGAGACTGTTTTTGCTATAAATGTAGATGCTGAATGTTCTAAGCTGGCTGTAGACTCCATCAGTCAATTCCAAAGTGAATTCGTAGTTTGAATTCACACTCATAGTGCTGAAGTCAAAACTGTATTCATCGTAGCCCTGGCCATCTCTACTGAATCCTGCTGTGACTTCAATGGGACTCAATGGAGTTATAAATCCTGATATCAAACCTGTTCTGGATATAGAAAGTCCCAGTGGGAAATTTCCACCTACCAGTTTCACTGTTGGATTTGCATTGGGATCTGGATCTGTGTATTGAATCTGCAGGCCAGTGACCAGTGTTCCGTCATAGAACTGAGCAATTTGTCCAGCAGGCGTAATAAATTCTGGGGGGTTGGGGCCAGTAACTGTGAGTGTAAATGTTCGATCTCGAATTTTGTCCAACACAAACTGGCCATTGATAAAGTTTGTTGTGTAGGCTCTTACAGTGAATTTGCTGGTTACGTCTTGGCCAACTTCGGTGGGCACACCTTGGATACTGGCCACAGCTTTGGGCACACCAAGAATTAAGCCGTTGTCGGCTATTTGCACTCCAGCGGGCAACTGACCTGCTTGAAGATTAAATCTTATGTGCTGACTAAATTCAGCAGTCATTGATCCTGTTGCAGTGCTGAGTTGTATTGGCGTGGTTGTGAATTCGCTTTCAGTCAACGAAAATTCAGTGCTGTTGTGAACTGCCAACACAAAATATCTAACCAAAGGGCTGATGCCTCCAAATACAGTGCCAGCAAACATAACGTTGAGACCAGCGTATATGCCCTGTGTGCTGTTGCATGTAATTCTGTTGGTAACTCCACTGGTGGCTGTGCACACCACACCAGTGATCAGTGGATCAACTGTGGCCAACATGGCCTGCTGATAAAAAATACCTTCGGCAACAGTGCCTAAACTGCCTGCAGGGGTTATCCACTGTGGTTGAGCCATAGTATTACCAAGGTGTGGTGTCAAATGCCACACGTCTCCAAATTTCACTTGATGTATCAAAATCTGCCACGCAGACGTAAAGATATTGATCGTCAAATGCAATCATACCAGCAGTGTCTCCAGCAGTGCCATCAGGACTTGCAGGGGGAGTATCTTGAACTCTACTGTAGAGTTCTCCGAAATTATCGTTGCATTTAATGTAGGCCGTGCGTATTGCATCGCCCGTGCCGTCGTTGGGTGCTGTTCCTACATTGATTACTTGTAATGCCATATGAAATCCTCTGGCTAGTATTTACCAGAGATTCAAATGGGCAAAGGTGTGTTAGTAAGGGCTAAAACTGCTACCGCAGCCGCACGTGGTCTGTGCTTGCGGGTTGTCAATAGAGAAACTGGAACCCATTAAATCTTCTTTATAATTGATGGTTGCACCTTGCAGATACTGCATGCTCATGCTATCCACCACCACAGGAATATCGGTCAAAACTTCAAAATCGTCTTCGTTGCGGTCTTCGTCGAATGTAAATCCGTAACTCATGCCCGAACATCCACCGCCCTGTACAAAAACTCTCAGCAAGACTTTGGGATTGTTTTCTTCAGCCAACAAGTCTTTTATTTTGGTAATAGCGGATTCAGTTAATGTAATCATAG